ACCGTGAGTATTACTTGACCTTGCATTATTGAATATTTTGTTGTGCTATTCTCAAGCGGAAAGATACTGACTTGAGTTTTGCATTGCGTTCTTTATTGACTAGGAAACTATTTGTTTCCATCACAACGGGCGTAAGTGTAGCGTCATCATTTACGATATACACCAACTTGGATTTAACCAGGTGCTTGAGTAGTTCAAATTCCCCTTCTTGAATCCAACCGCTTGTCACTTCTAAATAATCAACCGCGTCAATCATTCCCTCTTTAATTTCCGCGTCGAATGTGTTGAATGAGAATGTCGCAGCATCGTATGTACCAACTACGGGTTTGATTCTCTTTCGCTCAACTTCCATAGTGATTTCATTCTTTCTTTGAAAGTTGAAGAAATCGAAACCACCTACCACATCATCCCACCATGCAAGTCGAACATTATCAAATGTGCAATCATCATCTACGGGGTAGAAGGTGTATAGTGCTGATTTTCGAGAGGTGTTTGTGCTATCATACATTGCGATGTCGTAGTACCTCCAATTAGGGTAGTCAGCGGGGCGCAATAGTTCTCCGTGTGCGTTTAGGTTGGCTGGGTAAACTTGTAAGTACCCAATATCTGAATAGTCTTGGTCTCCATAAGTTGTTACTGAAGCTGTATTTGGTGTTCCGTCACTTTCATATAAAGTCATTCTACAAACCGCGTCAACGGTTGTATTTAATCCATACTCAGAGCTTATATTTTGAGCAATCATACATAAGCACCCCCAATCCAATTCACTTCTGCGCACGGGAATAAAGACACGTTGTGCGCTTGGTGTTGCCCCCACTAAATTACTAGGGTAGTTTGTATTTGGTTTACGCGAACCCATCAACAAAGACGTTGTACTAGTGAATGAGTACGTTAAATTCGGGTCGGGCTTGTAGCCGTCTGCAACTTTGTAGTGGGCGTTCACGGCCATGAAATTAGTATGCAAGGTGTCATGTGTCATATACACTAAACTATCCTCGTCAATAGTGAAAACACCATCCACATCATAACCCTCTAAAATACCAACATCATAAATACAACAGTTGCTAGTATATTGATCAACAACAAAAGCGGCCGTTGAATTATTCAAAAACAAATCACCGCTTTCATTATTTACTTTTACGTTGCTGATATATGTGTTAACAGCGGAACGTAAGTCAAGCATTAAAACATTTGCAGGGTTTGGAGGCACAATGATTTCCCCTAAATCAGCACTAGCGTTGTCACTCACCCGCACCACATACCTAAAATTAGGTTGCGCCACATTGGTACTCGTTGCCACTATCATCAACTTTTGCCCCACCTTCGCAAAGTTCGTAGGTTGGTCTGTTATCGTTATTGCCATTCTGCTATTTTTAAATCTATTTGTCTTGTAATTTCTTCAGTCAAATAAGGTAGTCTTTTTTCAAGAACCTCATTGATTGCGTCCGTGTAATACGGAAACGGTTCAATCCCTCTTTTCTTTATACTCTTTGCAATGGCAAACGCCGCCCGTGCCATTCCTTTCGGTGTTTGTTTGATAAAACCTTTTGCGCCTCGTAACCTGATAGGTTTAATTCGCATCCAATTTTCAATCGCTTGTGGTGGCGGCATTGTTCCCTTTGCCCGTCCGTTATTAACTGCCAAGTAATACTGTTTAGCTTTACCACCCGCGCTGAAAACTATTGAACTTGTCCCGCCTATCTTCTTAATCGAATAACCTAAACTATTTTTAAGGGTGCCACTTGCAACTGCTCGTCGTCTATACGTCTTTCCGTTCGCCCCCTTCATTGACCGATAAGCACCTAAATTCTTTTGGGCTACCTCAATCACTTCATCCGCGATTTCTTCGAGTAGTAAGTCTAGGTTGATTGTCATAATCTTTCAATAATGTAACTTGAATTTCTCATTGAATCCCCTGCGTTTGCAGGATTGGGCGTAGGCAATTACCTTACAAGGCTTCTATTGATTTCTAAACTCATATAATCAAGCCATAAAATCTCCGCAGCCGCACTAGTTGTCGATTCGTAAACAGAAGCACCAAAACCCGTTTCACGTCCTGTTGTACTCGGAATATTCGTTGTAACATTATCCGTCCATAAAACCGCCCCAGCCTCAGAATATAATGTGAAAGTTACAAGTGATGTACTAACAACTTCTACCGTTACGGAATACCAAGTGTTTTGAGTTATAGCGATAGTTGTTCCCGTTGCTGTTTGTGTGTTGTTGTTTCTACAATACCCTTTCATTACTCCGCCTTGAATTTGAACAAATGCACCGTCCGTAGGCAACACGCTTGTAACTGAATCTATAAAACCCATTCGTATAAATGCGGTTGCTCTTGTGGTGGTGTTTCTATCTTGGAAAATAAAAGTCGCTTTTTCGCCGCCACCCAATACTAACATATTGTTATTTGTAGTAATCGCAAAGCCTCCGTTTACTATCGCAGAATCGAGCAAAGAAACAATACCCGGGTGATTTACCTGACCAACCGCAGTTCCTTGTGTTCCCGTTAATGATGCGGTGGTTAAAAGTTCATTGTATGAACCCGTACCAACAGCCATAAAGTCCTGAACAATGTTTGCAAAATTATTTTTTGACAACCCGCTTGATATTGCATTTACCCAAACCGCAGCCGTTGCCGTATTATCGGTGCATTTGTAGAATATATCGTTGGTGGTGTCCCAAATCAAAGAACCTACTACATAGCCTTGCGTACTATCATCCGTTGTTGTTGGAGTTCCCGCTTTAGTCCATATACGGGATTTCATTACTTCTTGATCAATGAGAGAACGCAGTGTAAAGTTTACGGAGTAGTCTGCATCATATACTTGACCAACAAACCCCGCGTATTTGGATTTAGTAGCTACTGAATCTTCTCTAACTATAACATTAGTGGTTTCTCCCGCTGAATTTGTGTATCTTGATTCTGCTCCAATTCCGTTGCTAACCCTAAACATAGCGTAACCGTCAACTTCTGTCCCTTCTTTTATGTATAAGTTACCTTCATCATCAACACCAATAGAGGAGTTGCCTTGATACATCCAGTCATTAAATAAAGCAGCTAAAGCAATATTTTCTTCTATACTACCCGTCACGGGACTTCCGCTTACTGTTCCCGCTAAAGGAATGGCATTTACTACGGGGTTCAACGGGTCGGTATTATCTACACTATCTCCCGTTACACTTTCAACTTTTAAATCTAACGCCGCTTGTGTCGCCGTGCTTATTGGTTTGTCTAAATCGCTCGTGTTGTCCACGTTACCTAAACCAACATCCGCAGCCGTCAATGCCGCAATTTCAGAATCCGTGTAACTATTTGCGCTCGCTAAAGCTGAAGCAGCCGAACCCGCAGCATCTGCACCAACGTCTGAAGCGTCTAATACAACCACGCCCGTCTGACCGTTTACACTATCAACCGCACCGCCTCCACTACCTCCATTGATTGTAACTATTCCACGGTTGCCCGTATAAGTCACAGTAACACCCGAGCCCACAAAGTTCATTTCACGGGCTGCAACGACAAAGTTGCCTTCATCGTAAATATCCATAGTCAAAGACCTGCCACCAAAGTCGGGAATATCCCCCGTTCCGTCAACCCAATTCGCGGGAATGTCACACGCTGACCAATCGTAAGGGATGCGAATAGTTATCTGTAAAGTAACACCGCTTAGTGTGTTTGCGAACTCGTCAATGAATGGGGTGATGATCGCGTCACCTTGGATAGTCACCTCATCACCAAACAGAATATTTCCATTTGTGATTTCAGCACACAAGTCTAGTGCACATCGATGTAGGTCACTAATAACCGTCACTTCATTTTCTTGCTTTTCTTCTTTGGCACGTACCCAGTCGGCAAATGTTATCTCAAACGAATAGTCAATTGCGCCCTTGCTCGGATTCATCGACAACGGCACAGCGTGCATAATTGGATAATGCGGATTCTTTGAAATGTCAAAGTTCGCTATCTCGTGATAGGTGAAAGTGTTTATCAATTTGTGACCGTTGGCGAACGCCTTGAGCCTATTTAATATTATGTAGTAACTGTTGTCTATCATGGTTGTCCTTATCCTTTTTTATACAAGCGTGTGTGTACACATCATGCGCCCTCATATTTAATACATAGTCCATCTTGGTCAAATCCCATCCACACATTTCTTCGACGAAAAGAAGCCAGCCCCACTTAGCCATTCCCTCAGCGACTTTCTTTTCACCATCGGTTCGTTCATCTCCTTCCTCATCTCCCTCACCAAAGATAATTGCAAACTGCTGCTTAGTTCGTTTGAGATAGTCGAAAAAAAAAGCAGTGCACCGTCAGCGATTGGAAGTGGTAACGTCTTGAATAGTTCAATACGCTCGTGTACCTTGTCACTATCATAAGGTTCAATCTCGTACTTGCTTCCTAGGTTGGCAACGATTGGGCGGTATAGCATAGCCATAACCTTCGGCCAATTAGCAACGTCAGCGGTTTCCACGTTAGTCATAATATCCACTTTGTTACCCAAAGTGATTTTAGTTAGATCGGGAATGAATCCGTAATCTTTGCCGCCGAGTTGAATCTTGAATCTTGTTTCGGGTTGCACAGGATTATTCAAAGCCGCCTCAAATGTTGCAATGGCTAATTCAGCTTTATCACTACGAACCTTCAGAGCGTCTTGCTTTGATAGTCCCGTGACCGCCTGGAGTTTCATTATCTCGGATATACCCGCTTTTTTGTAAGCCACGTATTCACCCAAAGTAATGTCAGAATATTTGCCCGCAACTTGTGCCGTCTTAATTTCCATATTAGTATATAAGTTATTGTGGGGTAAAGTTACAAAATATAAACAAAAAACCCCTCACGTTAGAGGGGTATCTTGCTATGCCAAACAAATTAAAATTAACTATGAAAACCACTTATGAAATCTTTTCAATCTTAAACATCTTGTAGATAGCTTCTGATTTGCCAGTGTAGCGGAGTTCGTTTTGCATCATTGCAGTTGCTAGGTCTATTTTTGAATATTCAGGCTTCCAACTTACCGCAGTGGTTGCAAGTTCAACCGCCTCTAAATTCTTTCGAACCGCCTTCGCGCTCTCCAATACCTCGCTAGTCATTAACGGTTCACCGTTGCCGCCCACGAGTTGAGTTCTAAATCCATTCTTCGCGTCTTTGATAAGAATGTAAGGGAATTTCTTTTTTGCCATTTGATTATTTATTTAGTTATAAATTCGATTTGACGATGATTTGAACGGGCGCAGCTTCATTGTCGCCCACTATCGTTGTCCTTGCTTGTTTTGGTTTGAAGAACTCCATAATCTTAATGTAGTTGTTTGTGTAACGGCTTCGGGCGTTCATCATTATCTCTTCATCCTCGTGTTCCGTTGCATCCACAAAGTCAGCATCCATTATCTTATTGAAGTTGTCCGCATGAATACCAACGATTGATTCAGCAAGAGCGTCCCATTGAGCAGTCCTTTCGTTCTTGCTTCCAATAGGTCGTCCATTTGGATTGTTCGTTGTCCCTTTCGCTGGTCCCTTCGCCATTTAGAATTTATTTGATGTTTTCAAAATCAACTTTCAAATAGTTCTGACTGCTCATTAGGCAGCAAGATACTTATTTCCAATACTTCACGAGCAAATATAATCACTTTGTCGATATACTCACAAAATTCTTCTGTTGATAGGTCTGCGGTTGACTTTGGAAAGGTTATCACCTCCCCCGTCTTTTCGTTCACCCATTCATCATAATTCAATCGAGACTTTAACATTTCGTGAGCCATATCGAGCGTACACTTATGCCCTAACTCAATAAGTCTATCCCTCACATCTGCAACGACCACACCCCAGTAGTACGCATTCTGATTATCACTACGGCGTTTTATTCGCTTAGTGACGGTCAATGTAACATCAGAGCCTTTGAAGTCTTTTATTAGCCTATCGAACTCACTTCGCTTATGAAGTCTTAATGCTCCATCCGCTCCAACTGTTCCGCTTGTTTTGATTATCATACCTCAAAAGGTTGTTTCTCATTCACCTCATTCATCAACTCTTCTATTTCGGTGTTGTATAAGTCGTCGAGGGGGCGGAATAAAGTTGCTGAAATCCACCACTTGCCGTCATAAGGTACTATTTTTTCACACCCCGTGCATATATACGTATCTCCAATTATTGCTATTTCTCCATCTGTTGTTGTTTTTATTGGGTCATCAATACCAACATCAACTACAACTTCACCATTACAGCAATCTATTTTAAATGCCTTCGCGGTGTAGATAACACCTTCTTTTACCGCACCCATTGAGTGCGTTTTCACACACACCACCTTTTGTCCGATTTCGTACATTGTTATTTGATTTTGATTATTAATGAAATTTCACAAACACTTTCCGACTATCGCTATAAACGGTTGTCGTGTCACTCAATCCCGATAAGTCAACATTGAACGTGTCGAGGGCAAAATGGAAGCCGTCAGCAATCTCGTACAGGTAAACGGTAAACGCATCATCTTCTAAATAAAGATTGGGCTGCGTTGCCGTAATCGCCAAACACATATTATCTGTGTCAAACGCGGTTTGATTATTCACCACCACACTAGCACCTTTACAATACCCGTTTTGGTTTGATCCAAAATTAAGTAGTTCGATAACGACTGGGCGTGTGCCTTCAATCTCTAGTTCCTTGTTCATTGCTTCCTTTGAGCATGATGCTAAAGTGATGAGCAGTAGAAGTGTAAGTATTTTTTTCATAGTGTAAAGATAATTATTTCTCGTCAACTTCTTTGAGCAGCTTGACTATTTCTGAATACGTGTGATTTGAAATGATGCCGCTTATGTTCACTTCGGTTTCAACGTCACGGAGGAGTTGAATTGATTTTGGCTCTCTGTTCGGTATCAATTCTTTATAGTGACCTTTAAAAGCATTATTATCTACATCATCCCAATATTTCCATCCTTGCTTACTATTAGACCAATTAAACGACCATTTAGTAGCGTCAGTTAAGGTTTCAGGAAACTCTTTATAATCTACATATTTCGGATCAATATTCTCCAAGAACTCCGTTCTAATCGGTTCGGGCAAATGTTCAGCCCATTGTTGTGGTGTTTTCATTTGTTCAATCTATTATTCGTTTTCATCACTGGGTTAGCAAGATACCACTTTTCGAAACAGTGGCAATCCCATTCAATCGAATAGTCTTGACTTGACAAACATTTGTCGTATTGTCTTTGGTGGTGTTCAACCACTTCAGAGTATGTGTAGCTCACCGCCACAACTCCGATCGTGAAGCAAGTAAGGTTGATTAGGAATTTTTTCATTGGTATAATTTATTTGATTTGCACCACAAAGCCCCGCATTTATTTCAGTGCGGGGCGTGGGGGCTTACGGGCGCATTCTTATACCGTTTGCCTTGGGTTATATCTTTTTAGCAGCCCACTTCTCAGCTTTTGTAATTGATGAGAATGATTTGCTTTCTAGGACTTGTTGATCTCCATTGTAGATTTGAACATACATTGCTCTAACGTTTCCCGTTGCATCAGTTGTGATGTTTACCGCTTTGCTTTGTGATTGGTTGAAAATTGTTGTCATTGTTCTGTTATTTTGATATTCAAATGTAAAACAAACTTTGCTTACAATCCAAATTTATTTTACATTGTGGGGCTTATATAGAATGGTTCTAAATAAGGATTTGAGTTATATAGTTCAATCATTTTTTATCCAGTGATTTGATGAATTTATCAATGTATAAAGGATGTATATACCCGTCATGATAACCTCCATTTATGCCAAACTCAATAGCTTTTTTTAATTCATCTTCTGTATAAGTTCTTTTTTTCTTTTTCATTTGATTATTACTATCTATTTGTTATTTGCTTTTGGTGGATTCTGAGCTTAAAGGATAACACGAATAACCTTACATCACTTCAAAATGAAGTAAAGTTGTCGTGAACCTTTTGGCTTAACGTTTTGCTTTATGGAGCCATTCGTCGCCCTTCGGATATGTTAGTGGACTTGCACGCCCTAACACTTGGAATCTACTTAAAGACAGTGTGCAACTGCCTACGGATATACTGCTCATTCCCTTACACCGCAGTTTGGCTGATCCGTACCTCTTGGTAGCCTTACAACTTATTCGCCAACGTATATACTCCCGCCCGAAATAAGTCAAAAAAAAAGTCACTAGCTGCGACCTAGTGACCTAATCGAAAAACTTGTTTTCGAGTTGCATATACTGTTTTCGGTTCGCAGTCATAAACAGTACACGCGTTTAATACGTGGCAAATATATAGACAAATATTCTAGCATTCCAAATTTCTTATCTGTTTTTTCAAATTTTCAACCAAATCTTTCACACAACTAGGACACGTGGTGACTTGTTCATCCCGTCCACTTATCTGTGACTTATACGCAAATAGCTTTTGCAGTTGCTCATTCGTTACATGGTATTCATCCAAACTCAATATAAAGTCTTTTAGAGCACAGCCGTCAACCTTTAACAACCTTTCGCTCGACCATTTACCCAAAGGGCAATGTTCGGAGGCTAATGATGTTTTAACCGTCATTATACACCCGCAGGTGTGTAACACTTCACCGTTTACAATTACTTCGTTACCAATTACGGGAGTACCACAAGTGCCAACACTCGAATAGTGTTCGCACCCTTTGCAAATCTCCAGGCGTTGTTGTTTCAATTGACTATTTACAAACCACATGATTTCTTATTTTTTCTTTACTGAATTGAATAACTCGTTTCAAATACTTTTCTGGGATTCCCGTTTCTTCTGATACCTTCTTTAATTTGAAGTCGGGTTGAATGTATAGCATGAATAAGTCACGCTCGAAGTCGGGCAACCTACTAACAAGTATTGCGGCTTGTTCGTTGTCAACTCTAGCCCCGAGCCAATCTTCCTGATGGTAGTTGGTGTTGGTTATCTCAACCGTTCTTGCGCTGAAGTCTTTTAGTTTTCGGTAGTATCTTGAATCTTTCGAATAGTATTGCATTGATAGGGCGGCACACACATAAGGTTTAGCATCTGACTTATTACACACCCGTGCAAATGATTCGGAGTCGTATAGAGATAAGATCACCTCGTGAAGTAACTCGGTTGCCTCTTCGCGCGTTCTAGTTATCTTAATAGCACATCCGAGCCAATACTCGTAGTGTTTAGATACTGATGATGATATTTCAGTTTGGTTTCTCAATCAATCTTTCCAAATCAATTATTGAGTTTTTGATATTCATCGCGGTATATCTTAACACCCTCCATCCGTTTGTAACCGCTGCGTTGTATTTTTCGCAGTCACCAGTGTAACCCGTTATGGTGGTATGCCTACTTTTTTCAGAGTTGATACCCTCGTATTCAATTGCTATATTTAACGATGGTATTGCTAAATCAAATTTCCATTTCCGTGTAGGGTGGAATTTATACTCGCATACTGACGGTATTTGCTTTGATAGTAAAAAGATTGTGATGTCCTTGATGTACTTGTCCCGTAATGAAGTAGAGCCTTTACGCACCCTTTTATATTTCACGGTTCTTTTAATCATCCACTATTTAGATTGAGTATAAATTAGGTTTTGATGTAAAATAAATTTGGAATAAATAGAAAACTTACTTTACATTTGCCGTATCAATAACAAACAAAGATACACAATGAAAACAGAATTAGAACTATTCGCATGGACGGCGTTTAAGAAACACGCTGACGAAATCAATCAATCAATGGCTCACGGTATTGTAATCGTTGGGGCAACCGATGGAAGTACAAACGTTTTCCGCTGCGATGACGACAGAGATTTGAGCCTAGTGTATAACGATCATTTGTTGAACCTCGTGGCGAACCTTACGCAGTGTACCTACAAAGTGATTAAGACAGACCGTAAAATGTTTATAGCGGCGTTCACTACTCGCAAGATGGATTATGTGTTCACCAACGGAATCATTATTGAATCCGTATCAACTGAATCGAAATGAGAACCCGCGCCGAATGGTATGGCTTATTGAGCCTACATAATTGGTTCACTGCTCAACACGCATTTGATGCGTTCAATCAAACGTGGTCAATTAAACTGACCAAAGAGCAACGGATTGAAAAGTTGAGTGAGCCATGTGCAACTATGAAGGTTGCAATCTTCGAGGGCATCAACTTGAATGATGCAGCGGTTAAAAAGCTAAGAACGGGACTGGGTGTAATAGCCTACGACCAAATGTGGAAACAATTTGAATCATAAATAATAACCAAAAAAAGTAAAACAAAATGCCAATTATCGCAGAAAACAACGGCGGGGGAAACTTCGAAAGAGAATTGATCCCTAGCGGTCTACAAGTAGCACGATGCTACTCAATGATTGAAATCGGTACGGTTTCAGAAACATGGGAGGGACAATCTAAGAACTCGAAAAAAGTTCGCTTGACCTTTGAACTACCAAATGAACTTCGCGTATTCAAACCCGAAAACGGTGAACAACCAATGTCAATATCTAAAACATTCACTTTGTCAATGCACGAGAAAGCAGGGCTAAGAAAGTTCTTAGAGCAATGGAGAGGTAAAGCATTTAGCGAAGATGAAGCAAAGAGATTTGATGTGTCTAACTTGCTCGGTGCGCCTTGCACGCTGACCATTGTTCACACTGAGAAAGAAGGCAAAACGTATTCGAATATCTCGAGTGTTGCACCAGTGATGAAGTCAATGACTTGTCCCGATCAAATCAACCCGAATAAGATTTTGAGTTATGACGCTTTCGATTGGGATATTTACAACTCACTACCTGAGTTCTTACAGAATCAAATGGCAGCTACGCCCGAATACGGAAGGCTTCAAGCGGCTATGGCGGCACAGAATCGCGTGGCAGTTATTCCACAATCTGAACAAACTCAATCACAACAACCAATCGAGGACGACCTCCCATTCTGACCTAACACCATAATCAAATGAAAAGAAAACGAACTCCGTGGACTGACTTAATAAACAGTTCATTTAAGACACAGAATGACTTTTGCAAAGCATTGAACGTGTCCCGCCCAACGGGTGACAAACTGAAGCACGAGCCCATTACAATGATGGGGGGAAAAATAGCCTACCTACTTCGAATTATGGAGGCGTCTGGAAAGTCAGCTAAAGAGGTGCTATCTATTTTGAATGAATCAATAAAGGAGGTTGACAATGGCAGCACTGATTGAGTTAATGAATTTGATACCAAAAGAACAGAGGGAATTGGCCTCTGTTCTTCTAAACAAAGTCACTAATTTTGCAACTGAGCGTGAAAAGTTCAACAAGATATTAGGGGATAGTCCCGTGTATCGGATATGCAGACAAGCGGCAAATACTTTTGGGTGTCTTGAAATGGAAATGTTTTCCAAGCTACGCAAACGCGAAGTTGTAAACGCCCGTATGTTTGTGTACGTTTACACTGTGAGAGAGTTGGCATGGTCTAATTCTCGTGCCGGTAAAGTATTCGGTAAAGACCACGCAACAGTTTTAAATGCCATAAAAGTATTTGACGGATGGTATCAAACCGATAAGACATTCAGAGAACAATACGAACAATTCAAATCTATACTAGATGACAAACCAAGCAATGATGTATCTAAAAGCGCAAGTGATACCCGCGCAATTCCGACTGACATACTTATTCATCGCACAGTTAATCATTGACGGTCACGGCGAAGCGGATGATGCGGACGTAATGCTTGATCAACAAGCGGGGCAAATGAAAGCAATCTTTGAAGTGAATAACGGTAAATGGTCGATGGAGTGGTATATCAAGAATGGTTCTAAACAGTTTAAGAAACCAACTTTGAAGGAGGTGAATGAGTATTTTAGCGCGACAGTTTTACCCGCTGAAGGTCAAAAGTTCTTTAACTTCTACGAAAGTAAGGGATGGATGGTAGGAAAGAATAAGATGAAGGATTGGAAAGCCGCAGCGCGTAACTGGATAACTTCAAGTCAAGACAAACTAAAATCAAACGACACCAATGGAAAACTTACCTCAAGAATTTCAAGACAAGACGCAGCCGCACTGCTTAATTCCGCAGTCGGTAAAAGGAATTGATCGAAAGATATTCGAGGCAAAGAATAGTAAGTTGCTGATTGAATGCGACCAATATGAGTTCAATCAATTAGTATTGAAGATTTGCGCTTTGATTGGGTGCAGTCTACCAAGTCCCGAAAGCGCGGCGCAACTGTTCGCCTGGTGTTGTGATAATTATATGGGTATCACTTCGAAAGGGTTTGAATTGTCCTTTGGACTGAACGCAGCGGGTTCTATGCCTAACAAGGTCAACCACTTTGGCAGCTTCGACGCTTCGTTTATTGGTGATGTATTGGCTCAATATTCAGAGATACAAAGGAAAGCCAACCAACAAGCTCAAAAAACGGTACACGAGGATCATGCGATTCAGTTACTAGGCACCCCCGAAGATGACAGTATCACACGCGGTATTTACAATGACCACGTTCAACAAGTGAAAGAGGGTAACTATCTAAGTGCTGAACTATTCGCCCCGCGAATGTTTAATTGGATAGTCAAGCAAGGGATTGTGAAGGATGAAGAAATACCCGAATCACTCGTTACTGAATGGAGGCGCAAGGCTAAAGCTAGGGTGTTTGACGAACATCGATTAACTAAAACTAAATGGGAGTTGATTAAACAACAACCTTTGAACTTTGAAAAATACCAAAGTTATATTGTCGCGGAACAAAAGCGATTGGCTTACATTTGGTTTATCAAATCACAAATCCGGTAACCGGTTAATATCTTTTAGCTTTGGCGGTTGCCTCCTAAGTAATAATCATTATATTTGATTATGATAACATTGAAACAAATAGGATCACCGGTTGAAGATTTGTCCGGTGAATTATGGGCGTATGTTCCGGACACTTCGAACCGGTATTTAATTAGTACGGCCGGCCGGTTACTTACGACTGCATACAAAGGAGGTAAACGCCACTCTATTATGCTGCCGGCAAAAGAAAAAGGCTATTGTAAAACAGTGCTGAAGTTTGATTATGGGTACAAGGGCGTATCAATTCACCGGTTAGTTGCTCAATCATTTATTCCTAATCCGGAAAACAAACCACAAGTCAATCACATAGACTTCGATGGACTAAATAATAACTTGAGTAACTTAGAATGGGTAACCGGTAGCGAAAATACTTTACACAGTTACAATGCCGGCCGGATAAAAAAACCGGTATGCACGAACTTTGTCAAAGGATCAAAAATTGGAACTTCGAAACTCACTGAAGAAATGGTAAGGGAAATTCGCCGGAAGTTTAAGCCTCGTGTTTATACTAGAAAAATGCTTGGTGAAGAATATGGCGTTTCACCGGCAACAATTAAGGACGCTATTTTACGCAGATGGAAACACGTAACCAATGATTGAACCGGTCTTTTTTCCTAGACAACAAATAGCCTTAGATTATCTTTCTACGCTAAATGACTGTGAATCAGTACTTTACGGGGGAAGTGCAGGGTCGGGAAAAACTCGCCTAGGTTGTACGTGGCAGATTCTTAGACGGTTAAAATATGCCGGCACAAGGTCTTTGATTGGTCGAAGCAAATTAGACACCCTTAAGAAAACAACCCTTAAAACTTTCTTTGAGGTTGCTGAATATCTAGGACTGAAAGTTGGCACGCATTACACAATCAATATGCAATCAAATACAATCACTTTTTTCAATAAGAGTGAAATTTATTTGATGGACTTATTCAGTTATCCATCTGACCCAAACTTTGAAGATTTAGGCTCACTAGAAATTACTGACTACTTCATTGATGAGGTTTCAGAGATAAGTGAAAAGGCGGTTTCAATAGTTCATAGCCGTTGCCGTTTCAAATTGAATGAATACCAACTCAAGCCAAAAGGTTTAATGACTTGTAACCCGTCGAAGGGATGGATATACAATGAGTTTTATTTGAAGCATAAGAACGGCGAACTGCCATCACACCGCGCATTTGTTCAAGCATTGCCAACGGATAACCCTGAACTACCGCCGTCCTACTTAGAAGCATTGCAACGCCTCCCAGAGTATGATAGGAAAAGACTTTATGAGGGAAATTGGGAGTTCGACGACGACAGTGATAAGTTATTCAACACTTTCAATCTAAACCAAATGTTTAGGAATGAGATTGTAGGGGATGGAACGTTCTATATCACGGGCGACATTGCACGATTCGGACGCGATAAGACTATTTTGATAGTTTGGAACGGTTGGACGGTGGTAGAAATGGTTGAACTTGTCAGAAGTGGAATAGTTGAAACGAGTACACGGATTCAAGAATTGGTTAAGCAGTACAATGTTAGGTTGTCAAATGTTCTCCTGGATGAAGATGGTGTTGGAGGCGGCGCGGTTGACATAACCAAAGCGCGGGGTTTTATGAATGGATCAAAGGCGGTTCACTCGGATAAGTACGTGAACTTGAAAACTGAATGCTACTATAAATTAGCTGAGGTAATTGAGAACGGAAAGTTGAGTATATTAGCGGCATCAAATAAGGAGCGTATAATCAAAGAGTTGGAAACAATAAAACGGTATAGGTCGGATGCGGATTCAAAAAACCGTGTAACACCGAAAGAAGAAATCAAACGCATTCACGGATTTTCTCCCGATATAGCCGATTCAATGATGATGCGAGCCTATTTTGATTTGAAGCCGAACCGAGGCAATTATGTTTTAC